AACATGGCTAGTGTTCTCTGCAACAGTATGACGGGATCCTTAGCGAGGACCCCGTTACGCACCATGTAGGAGCAAAAGGCACCGGTCGTCACAACGGTCCGTTTCTCGATACAGAAGTCTACGTCTTTGAAGACGAGCCATTCTGGAGAAACTACGTGTGATGTTGCCGGCCGTAAGAGGTCATCACCGGACACTGCAATAGGAATTTGCGGCGTTAGGCGGTACTTCCCAATTTCGCGTGCTAATTCAAAGAAGGTGTTGGTGAAGTATGTACTCTGTTCACCTGATAGGGTCATTAACCCAAACACCCATCTATTATTGACGTGATAACTGCACTTGAGATTTAGGTAGTACGAAATCATGTCCTCTGGAGCCCCATAACGGCGCATCAGCAAGGCAGTCAAATGGACCGCCCCCCCTCGAACTGTGCCATCGAATCCGCTCATATCCAACTCCTGGAATTGTTCGGCTCGCATGTACTGGTTTACCCAAGCCTGCATGTCCGCGATCGATCTCTTTGCGTGTACATAGCAGGATGGCGGCAAATCTTTCAAAATGCTCTCCAGCATGAAGTCGAAGAAGGGACCAAGCTTGAACAAAGACTCCTCGTTTTGCAGCAGGATTGGCTGTAGGGGCCTTGCGTGCTTCATTTCTCGGCTATTAATCTTCAACTGATTTTTGAAGGTCAACATGCCGTGGAAATCGGGCTCAACCCGATTACGTGAAGCGTTTCGCAATGCCACTGGCCTCTCGGCGCGACGAGATTGATGAATGGCAGTGTGCCTCTCTACGTCTATGTGTGTATAAGGTTTTCGCTCGGATGGATCCCATCCCGCGTACCTACACAGCTCAGTGAACAAATAAGAGCCATAGGGGGAAGCTTCTTTTAGCTCCTGCTGGTTCTCTCTGATTGTTGAGCGACGTATCCTGGTCTTCATTGCCAGGGCGGCTGCCACGGAGTCAGACTTCTTCTCGCGGAGACCCATGTATGAAAACAGGGGCATGTAATGATCCATGCGTTCCATCAAGGGCTTCGCTGCTTGTTCAGCCCAGATCTTGGCGGCTTTGACCCCGGTGGCGGCTGCGGCTTGCTTGCCCAGCTCGACCCAATCAGCCCTTCGTTGTGGCATATCATCATGAGCCATTGAATACCAACGCTTGTGCGTCAGCTCACGATCAAAGCGAGCGACCGCTCTTTGCAATAGCATCTCTTCGACGAGGCTTTGAGGCTCAGGAGGGATAGATTCTTTGTTTCTTATGTCAGGCGGAGCGGAGTCAAATGACTCCGGCTCAACGCCTTCCTCGAAACCTAGCTCTTGTATATAGGGCAGGAAGGTGTAGGCATCCACGTACTCTTCGTCCTTGAAGCTCATCTTAGCGCGCCCCACCATTGTGAGGGGTTTGTCAGGATCAACGTGACCCACAGTTGCTGGTGCAGCATCACCGAGATCATCCCAGTTTGTGATCTTCTCAGGCGGTGCACACAGCAAAAACTCAAAGTTTTCTTTGTCACGGTTGTCCGGCACTAATGAGAACATGTCAACGCGACTACCGTGTGGTATACGAACCCTCCTGCCTGGTTGCCAAGCTTGGTAAGCACGCATTAGGGCTGTCCAGATCTTCGATTGCCCGATGACGTTCCAGTCATTGCCATAAGGCTCTGACTCGATGTAAAGGACCGGGTATGACGATCTCGTCAACACCGTATACAAGATACGAGGATCACTCAAAGACCATGAGCTTCTCGTGACTTGGATTATTGATAACGGTGCTGTTAGACCTTGTGACCCAGCATACGTGTCTGCTTCATAACCATGCTGACTGGCGACCCAACGCTTATTCGCGTCACCAGGGCTGTATATGTCGCGGTTCGCGAACATGTGTTGCGCGTCAATGTCGGTCAGGAAGGGATAGATCTGTTTAATCTGCAACCAAGAAGTAGGCATGATGGTCGTGAAGCCAATGTGTCCCCTACTACTCGATGTGGTAGGCAGATTGAAAAGGGCAGCCACGTCTGGCGCCAACCTCCAAGTACCTATGATCTTCTTCCCTTGTATTTGTGATGACCAACGACGAGCATTGCCCCATATATCCGGCGAATTCAGTTGACAACGATCCTCAGGTTCATGCCACTCACTCTGCAGGTTATCACAAGCAAAGACCCATAGGGTGACCCACGGGAATAAAAGCATGAGCGCATCTAGATAGCCCTTGGGGTACTTGTCCTCATCGAACACCATAACCCAACCCCACGCTCCTTTGGCGAGTGTGACCTCAAAAGTAGTTACGGTAGTATTTGGTGCACCCCTTTTGGTTAGCGGATCTTTTGCCTGGACATCTAGTTTGTCACGCCAATCTTTCGCCAATGTATTGGTTGCGCAAGTCACATTGTAGATGCGGTCGGCCTTATACTTCTGCTGGCGCAGGACTTTCTGCAGTCCGCTTGATTTCCTACAGCCAGGATCGCCGTAGAACATCACGACATCCACCGGTTTAGCGACTGTAGTGTCAAAGTAGGAATCGTACGCCTTCAGCATGTCGACCGAAATTGGTTCCTCATGGAATGTCCCGGTTGTGCCTTTGATCACCTCGCGTATGTATTTTGAAGCATACGATGGCGAAGGTGTGAACTGCCCATGAGATCCGACTGGAAGTGCAAGAATGTCTGCTTTCAGGTTGCGAGCCAGCGCGGGAGCCGCGCGTTCCACAGTCTTGATTGGTCTCACCACCATGCCTTTGTAACCGATGAAGGTCACATGGTCGTCCTTGATTGACAGTTGTATGGGTGCACTCGAGCGCACACCATACCTGCCTATCATGTTCCCAATGGGGTCCAACACATGGACCTCGACATTATAGTGACAACCGATGGTGTGAAGCAAATCCAGTGGAAGCATTATCACGCTCGATACTCCCCGAGGCCACAAGCGCAAAGCGGCGAGGAACACATCTACGACAGGTTTGCGTAAAGCCTTAGACATGGCTTGCAGAAGGCAGTCGTTTTTAGGGTACTCCTGGTGCGGGTACTCAGTGACCGCGGCGAAGGGTAACGCCTTCAAGCGGCGGTCAACTGACCCCGGGAAGACAGCATCCCACAATGTCGTCTTTGAATATGATGACGAGGTGCGCACCTCTCTAGGACGTGCCCGTAAGATGCGAGCCCAAGCTTTCCTATTGCGTTCCCATTCGCTGATCTCGTCTGGTTCCTCTTCCTCTTTGATGGTATCCATAAATGGGTTTCCAGGGACCGGAGCTAACTCTTCAGTTGGCTCAACGATCTCCTCAACCGATGCCGGAGCGTCAAGGTAAAACAGTTCATCTCCTGTGTCATTTGGGTGATGGTCAACAGACGGAGCTACCTCTTCAGGTGGCTCAACGTCATCATTGTCATCACTTGTATCACTTATGCTCCATTCGGCGCTCCCTTGCATGAAACGCTCTGCCGGCTGGAGTCCACTCTGGCCAGCCCAAGCATCTACGGAAGCGTAATGCCTCGCCCTTGCTGACAGGACCAAGTCAGGATCGTTGCCCCTTTCGGACAAAATCCGCGACGCAGCTCTAGGATCCAGGCGTGAATGTATTATATCACAAGCCAACTGCCACTCCAGGTAAGCACGCCTTGTAGGCAAATCCCCATTGAGGTAATCCTTGTATGTGACACACTGCTGACAGCAGAAATCATCCCACACAGTCTCTGGTGAATATTCGTCTATGAATGGATTATCCACAACCTTACTTAAGGGATGGTCTTCAGGACGTGGCGGCAACGGCGGCGGATCCGGTATATGCAACGGAGCGATGTAACGCTTAGACGTAGCGGACTTAGGCCATACCGGCAATCTGCGATTTAGCACATGATCACGATAATCCCGAGCTTGTTCAGCCTTGGTAACTCGAGCCCCATACTTCAATGTATTCCGCCTCGTGTAGGCAAGAACGTGCTTTGAGACGAGGCGGCCATCATCTCTGACCTCCAACTCACCCACATCGTGCAGCTGGAAGTCGACAAGGCATTTGAAGAATCTCACTATCTGCTTCATGAAAGGGACGCTATTGCGCGGGTTGACTGACCAGTTAGCCTCATAAGAGGCATCTCCAGGTTTATATCGAACCACCGATGAAGCAAGCTGTAGAGTTTCCATAATGTAAGGCTCATTGACGAGGTTTCTATGACGCTCTGCGAATCTCTTGCGAGTGACACCCTTGTATGAGGCAATCATGCGTCCACAAGTCTGATACCACACCCAATCCCAGCAACCAGTGATTTCCTTGCTATCTAGATCTGCGAAGGTCTTGAGTGCTGCAGCTCTGATTACAACCTTTATCAAAGCTTCCGTGTCAGCACAAGGCAAATCTAAACCTCGTTGTTCTGCGCGTAATCGCATTTTACCCCACATGTGCTCATCTTTAACGTCAAGGACTTTGGCGTACTTGAAGAGAGCAACATAATCATCAACTCGCACAGGTGCATAGTTGTTGGGCATTTTGCGGAATAGTCGCGGCAGATTCATGAAATCCGGCAGCATTATCGGAACTGCGGTCGGAACCTCCAAATGGTATGGTGTCCACACCTGCAGATGGGTGTTCAACTTGGACCAGACCGTCGCACCACGGACACGAATCAATTGATCAGATGTCATGATCTCATTTAGCATCAGCAGACCTGGGTCAATCGGCTGCTGGTACACATTGGACATGTCACCCTCGCACACATACGACATGGTGACTCCATCACTGTGGTCCACCCATGTATAAATGCCCGGGCGCGTTGATCGTTTGACGATCAGGCGCTCCATTGGGTAAATATGTGAGACGATGATAAATCTGACCTTGGGGTTCTTCCTCAGGAATGCTGGAATGAACCCTTCGTTCATGTAATGACCGGATTCGTGGAATATGACAGTCGGTGTCACCACCTCTGGCAGCGTGAACACATCATCAGGCACTGTGTCTGGGTCGTACCGGCCCAAGTCCTTAACATCGATGATGGGGTTAACAGCGGTGCGCTCGAACTCCTTGTTCAGCGCCAGCAAACCCTCCTCAAGCTTAGCTATTTGAGTCTCCTTCATCGATACAGTGGTGTACGCTGTTTGAATCAATTTCGGTATCTCATAATAACATTCCATGTTGCGGATCGCAGCATGAATCGGATGTGTGTGACTCAAACCCATAGAATCAGTGAAAGGAATACCTAGAGACAGTGCTGTCTCCTGAGATTTCTCTGGTATCCCCCAGGGGCAAATCCTCGTTATTTCGGCAGCAGCTCGTGCCATTTGTGGCTGGGTGTAGGCCTCGTTGTTACGGGAAGCCTCAACACCAGTATAGGTCATTTTGGCACGGTCGTACATGGATATGGGTGCTCCGAATTCAAAGATTTGGTCACTAGTCATGCCTTGCCTCTGGGGTTGTTGCTCCTTCAGAGCTAGCAGCTGTGCAATGGTCTGATCCTCATCTTCAATGAAGCTCTTACACCATTTCAAGAGGTCATGTTCGTGCACCCAAACATCGTGCGCGGTCCAGATGGGCGGATTCTTGTGTTCAAACTCTGCATACGGCCCATCTATGCCCTTCACTTCTTTGATATGCATACGGCCTCCACATGTTCTCCCAATGTTGACCATAATATACATAGGCATCGAGGGGACTCTACCACAGGCACCCAAACGGTAAATCTGAGCCTTCTTGATGTAGGCAGCCAACGCTTCAATAGTGGCTGCTTTCGGAGTGTCAGGGATGCTCACGGTCTTACACCTGCATGTGAGATTCACTAGCTTGGTTGGGTTCCGTGGGTGGTAAGTCATGTTATTGGGCTTCTTCTTGAGGGGTCCATGCTTCAATTTACAGTAAGCGGAGCGCAGACACGCAGTGTCGACGCAATCAACGCTATGCTCAAAATTTCGGCAATCATCGCACTGGCCGGGCTTCAATTCTCCACCCCACAGTGCCGTCCAGCAGCGACCCAAACCACCAAAAGTGGTGGTTTCCCGCATAAGGTCACAACTTTCAGTATGATTGTCTGGAGCGAAATGCATGTTGAAGGACAAGTAATCACCGACGGCATCCTCAACCGTGTAACCGGCGGAGTTGTCAGACCCAAGGTCATCCCACACAGGACATCCAGGCTTAGCCCCCACACGGCGATCAGGCGTGTTCTGACCCAGCCATACCAGCTGAGCCTTCGTGGGCCATCGAGTCTTGAACTGCACGTGCATGCGGTCAGGATTATCCGGGTGACTAACCAAAGCCCAATGTCTGAGAAGGTGTAGATTGAGTTGCGAAATAGCGGCTAACACCTCGGCAACAGAGGGGCATTTCGTAAGCGCTGCCTGCAAGGCTGCCCTTTGAGAATGCGGCACTAACTTGACGGCACAAAGACCCTTGCGGTCTAAGGCGCTGTTGACACCGCGTCGCCCCCCACGTCTCCTATGCTTCTTCGTTGCAGATTTGGGTTCAGGAATCGGGATCATTTCCGGTGCCGACTCAGGCTTAGGGTTGACGATCTTCGAAGGGCCACTCTTCTTGACGGTCGGCGCCTTGGGTGCTAACTCGGGAAGAGTGCGAACATTGGGTGGGCCTTGCTCCACTCGGCGTGTCGCCACATTGACAATAATGTCTGATATTTCCTCATCTTCCGGAGCGACCTGTGAGGTCGGCTCAACGGAGTTGATGTTTGGAATGATGGTTGGATTTGATGATCCCGGAGCGACCGTAGTCAGCTCAACGGAGTCTGTATCTGATCCATAGTCTTCTTTCAATGTGGTGAACTTGAGTGGTTTACCCCAAGCATTGGGCGGTGCGTCCTTGACGGGAGCAACTGCGGGCACAGCCCTGGAAAATGACGGGTAGTGACTATTCGCAATCTTCTGGACAGTTTGTGTCGAGTTGTACGAATTGGTGGCGGTGAACATCCTCTTGATGTTGTTCCAAGCCTCTGAAAGGTTCTGATAGGCATCTCGAGCCAAGTCACGACCATTGTTTTCTCTGGCCCACGCGGCATCAAAGGCCTCAAGATGGAGTCTTTTGGCGGCCGTGCTCACAGTGACTGTGTGGCTCAACTTGCCGGCCAGACGTAGCTTGTGGCCGTCAAGGTCGCATTGCTCGGCCGGCGAGAGCTCACGCACCGTGGTCATGTTTATGAAAGCACGGCCACCAGCAGAGAGTTCAGTCCGTCCAACGCGGCCACAGACTTGTGCGAGCTCGGAGGGGGTCATATCACTCAGGGTTCCTCCACCACAATACAAGGAACGAAAGTCACGAAGTGCCTTCACCGGCTCTTTGGTGGCAACGACCTCCGCTAAGTTGACGCGCGGGCGATTCCTGCGGCCGTAGTCATAGACTAGATTGATGTGCAAAGTGACAGACTCTTGAAAGATGTCAGTCGAAACAATGCAACAATCATCCGTCTTAGACAACGCCTCAATTTGGGCGAACGAGACTGGAGTCCAATTCTCACCCGAATCATCCGATTTCATCATTGAGCCACGCACTGCAGTGATCTGTACCTTAGTCTTCACGTAACGAAGGAATTCATTAACCATGCGAACAGTTGGGAAAATGAATAATCCAGAGCGTCTATCCTGGGCTGCGAAGATATCATACACATCGGCCTCATGGAAGGACCCAAAGTGTAAACGCGAAGGCTTCGGTGTGCGCAACAAGGCACGGGCATTCTTATTCAGTGGCGTGGCAGTTGTCAAAACCAGCTTACCAGCTGGTACGCGCTGAATCACCGTCAGAGCATCAGTAGTGCAATTATGAGCCTCGTCAAGTAAGACGAAAGCACCAGGCGGGACACGGCAACCGGCAGCAACGAAAGCTCCGGTGGTC